CCTATCGGTGCTCTTACGCTAAATGGCAGCTTGGTCTCTGGGGGCATTGCTACGCTCGACACGACTCGCCGTATTTTGCTTACTTTTGCCGGTGATGGCACTGGCAAAAATTACACGGTTGTCGGAACGAACGCTAACGGAGACACGATCACTGAAGTTATAGCAGGCGCTAATACAACCACTGTGTCTTCTGTTCTGGACTACGAAACGATCATCTCGGTCACGGCAAGCGCGTCCTTGGCCAGCAATCTTTCGATTGGCACGACCACAGTTGGCGGATCCAGATGGGTCCGTCTGGACAATGAATGGGCTCTGCCGAACTTGTCTGTTCAAGCCATTGTCTCTGGCACGATCAATTACACTGTTCTGATGAGCTATGACGATCCCAACTCGCCGACCAACCCGGTCGCCGCTGCGGATATGACTTGGTCTACGTTGGTTGCTGCTGCCGCTGCGACTGCCATCACTCAGTTTGCTTTCGCTCCGACCTGGGTCCGCGTTCAAGTCAACAGCTTCACTGCCGGTGCCGGAGATGTCACGACGACGCTCGCTCAGACCGGTGTGGTGCCTCAGTAAATGACCACCAGCGGGACGTATGCTTTCAATCCTTCGTTAGGCGAATTGACGCTCTATGCGTTCAATCTTTGCGGTATTCGCAATACGTCTATCGTTCAAGAGCATATGACCAGCGCACGCATGGCGACGAACTTGATGTGCGCTAGGTGGAGCAACCAGGGCGTCAATCTTTGGAAGGTTGATCTGGTCTCCACCGCGTTGGTTACTGGGCAAAGCACCTACAACGTCGGCACCAACACGGTGATGATGCTAGATGCGTACATTAGCAACGATAACTCTGGCGCGAGTATTGACAGAATCATTCTTCCGATAAGCCGCACGGAATACGCCAGCTATCCGAACAAGGAACAGCAGGGCTTTCCGACTGTTTACTGGTTTGATCGTCTTCTGTCGCCGACTGTCACGCTCTGGCCGGTGCCTAATGTTGATAACGGGCCGCAGACTCTGAATTACTACCGAGTGATCCAGATTCAGGATTCCAACTTCGTCAGCGGGCAGACGGTAGACATCCCATTTTTGTGGCTTGAGGCGTTTGCGTTTGGTTTGGCGCAGCGTCTGGCCATGGTCTGGTCACCTGACAAACTACCTTTGCTCAAGCCGCTTGCTGATGAAGCGTATGAGATCGCCGCGAGTCAGAATGTTGAACAGGCGCAGCAGTACATTTCTCCGCAAATCGCTGGATATTTCCGTCCTTAAGGGTGTTAGCCGATGGCATATGCCTCTCGATCTGGACGGGCTAGAACTAGCGCAAGTAGTCCGCAGGCATTTGCAGTCTGCGACCGCTGCGGCATTTGGTACAACCACGTCAATCTGCGTTGGCAGTTTGACTATCGCGGCACAACGCTGCAAAACATTCGGATTTTAGTCTGCAACACTTGCTATGACACGCCGCAATCGCAGCTTCGTGCAATTGTTTTGCCGGCGGATCCTGTGCCGATCATCAATCCGCGTGTTGAGTCTTACGCTTCTAACTCGACAGATCGTCGTCAGGTGTCAGGTTACAACACGACAAATGTGACGACAGGCATTCCTGTTCCGAAGGGCGACACTCGCGTCACCACCTTAAATAGCACGGCGACTGCTAACCCTCGCGTAACGCAAGAAACCGGCGAGCCACCGGGCGGTAAGAACCAGCTTCCAGGCACCGATCCGAATGCTGTCACTTACAAGAACGTCGTCAATGTTTCGAACAACGGCTCTGGCCTGATTCGGATCACCGTCACCGTCACGTCTGGCATGATCACCAATCAGCGGGTCATCATTAAAGACGTTGTTGGCGCTACTGCGGCAAATGGCACTTGGGTGATTACTGTCATCGACAAAACCCATTTTGATCTTCAGGGCTCCACGTTTGCTGGGACTTACACATCCGGTGGATATGTTATAAACAACCCCAGCTTGCCCTATGGATTTGATGAAATTCCCAAGACAGGACCACTCTAATGGCTAATGTTCAAATCCCGAATTTGCCTGCCGCCACTTCGCTTAGTGGCACGGAGCAAGTAGAAATTGTTCAGTCCGGCACATCTCGTCGTGCGACGACGCAGCAGATTGCCGATCTAAAAGGAATTGGCCCGACTGGCGCGACTGGCGCAGGCGGCCCAACGGGCCCCACAGGTCCGACTGGCCCAACCGGCCCAACCGGCCCGACAGGTTCCGCTTCCACCGTTGCTGGCCCGACCGGTCCAACCGGCCCGACCGGTCCCACGGGTCCGACCGGTCCAACTGGTCCGACCGGCACAGCGGGCGGCACTGGCCCAACCGGGCCCACGGGTCCGACTGGCTCCGCGTCTAGCGTGGCCGGACCCACGGGTCCGACAGGGCCGACTGGTCCCACGGGTGCCGCGTCTAGCGTGGCTGGTCCGACAGGTCCGACAGGGCCGACTGGTCCCACGGGTCCGACAGGGCCGACCGGTCCCACTGGTGCCGCCTCAAGCGTGGCTGGTCCGACAGGCCCCACAGGTCCCACGGGTCCCACAGGGGCATCGTCTAGCGTTGCTGGCCCAACTGGTCCTACTGGTCCCACTGGTCCCACAGGCGATGCTTCTACGGTTGCGGGCCCCACTGGTCCGACCGGCCCTACAGGCCCAACGGGCCCCACAGGCGCGTCGTCTAGCGTGGCCGGGCCTACCGGCCCCACAGGTCCCACAGGTCCCACAGGGCCCACAGGCGCTGCTTCTAGCGTTGCAGGCCCGACTGGTCCCACGGGTCCCACAGGCCCCACAGGCGCTGCTTCTAGTGTAGCGGGCCCCACAGGGCCCACTGGTCCCACAGGGCCCACAGGCGCTGATTCTAGCGTTGCAGGCCCGACTGGTCCCACAGGTCCCACCGGACCGACTGGTCCGACGGGTGCTGCTTCCAGCGTGGCCGGGCCCACTGGTCCGACTGGTCCGACTGGCCCCACAGGTGCATCGTCTAGCGTAGCGGGTCCGACTGGTCCAACCGGACCCACAGGCACGGCGGGCGATGCCGGTCCCACTGGTCCCACTGGTCCGACTGGCACAGCGGGTGGAGCGGGCCCGACTGGCCCAACTGGTCCTACGGGCCCCACAGGTTCTGCGTCTAGCGTTGCAGGCCCGACCGGCCCGACCGGTCCGACTGGTCCCACTGGCACGGCTGGCGGAACTGGTCCCACAGGTCCGACTGGTCCCACTGGCACGGCTGGCGGAACTGGTCCCACAGGTCCGACTGGTCCGACTGGACCGACAGGTACGGCTGGTGGAACCGGCCCCACGGGTCCCACGGGTCCCACAGGTACGGCTGGCGGAACCGGCCCCACGGGCCCCACAGGTCCCACGGGCCCGACCGGGGCGCAATTAAGTACGATTCCTGAAAACGCAAAGGTTAGCGGTTACACTCTGATCATTGGCGATGTCGGCAAATACATCAGCATCACAACCGGCGGCGTGACGGTACCCGCCAGTGTTTTCTCTGCTGGAGATCCGGTTTCGATTTATAATAATTCAGGCAGTGCTCAAACGATCACGCAAGGCGCTAGCGTGACCATGTATCTTGCTGGAACGGCGACAACTGGAAATCGCACACTTGCTCAACGTGGCATTGTTACTGTTCTATGTGTTGGCACTAATACATTTGTAATTAACGGCGGCGGATTAACATGACCATTCAGCAAATGATGCTTGCCGGGAGTGGACTGCTTGAGTTCAACGTCACGATTGCATCAAATACAACCAACTATAACCTGCTGACTGTTCTGCAAGCCGCTCCATTCAATTGGAACAATGTAAATCCCGCCAGGGTTACGGTGACCATCAACTCTGCGGTTCAGGTGACGTCTACGTCAACTGCCACACCGGCTTTTACCACCGGTTCGTTTGTGGCAAATTCACTGCTCTATATTATCAACAATGGCTCCATCAAGGGTAAGGGCGGCGCTGCGGGTAATGGTGGTGCGGTTGTTAATAACAGTAGTGAAGATCCCGGCACGCCCGGCGCTGCTGGCGGCACTGCTCTCAGTATTGCGTCTTCGTTATCAGGCAAAGTAACGATCACCAATGGTAGCGGTGAAATCTTTGGCGGTGGCGGTGGTGGCGGCGGTGGCGGTGGGCGCGATTACACTGCTGGTTCTGGTAAGGACCAGTTTTCGGTTGCTGCCGGTGGCGGTGGTGGCGGCGGCGGTGCTGGCACTGGTGCTGGTGGTACGGGTGGCGTTGGTAGTGGAGCTAGTGCTAACTACACTGGCAACGTCGGTTCTGCCGGTACGACATCAGCGGGCGGCGCGGGCGGTGTGGCTGTTGGAGATGGTACCGGCGGTAATGCTGGTGGTGCTGGCGGCGGATTTGGTGCTGTAGGTACTGCCGGTGGCTCCACTGGCGGCGCAGGTGGCGGTGGCGGTGCTGCTGGCAACGCTATCGCTCTAAACGGCGGCTCGGCCCCGACTTTTATTTCTGGCAATGATGCTACTCATGTTAAGGGCGCGGTTTCGTGAAAAAAATTCTTCTTGGTTTTACTGGCGGCGTTGATAGCACTTATCTGTTGCACAAGCTGCTGACCGAAACGACAGATGAGATCACGGCTCTCTTTATGGATTGCCGAAGCTGTGAGACAGAACTTGATTTTACACAAGTCCAACACGCCGAGATTCTCGTAGCGCAGCGCGTGATTGACTGGTTCAAGGCCAATGCTCGTCCCTTTGAATATCGTATCGTTGTTCCGGCTGAAGCTAAAGTTGGCGAATGGATGACGCCAACTCTGATGCGGACGGTGGCTAAAATTATGCCAGAGGGCTTTGATGCGTTCTACACTGGGCGCACCATTGAAAATACCCGCGAGCATCTCGGTGCAAAGACTGCTGGCTGGTATCAAGAGCTATTCGCTGAAGGCGGCGTTGGCGAGATGCGTCATCCGCTTCAGGAGTGGAACAAGAGCCGGCCCCACGCTTACGCTGAGCTTCCTGCCGACCTCATTGCTTTGATGGTCTCTTGTAATGATCTCAAGATCATTGATGGCGCAATTGTCGAATGCGGCAAGTGCGCCAAGTGTACTATGGCTGCTGAGATCAAGACACGCCTTGCTGCAGGTGAGAACGTCGAAACCATTGTAGACGACCAGAACCGAAAACGCGGTGTTGGCAAGTATGCTACTCTTGCCCCACAGCCAAGATATGGACGTAAAGTAGTCCCAGCAGGGTACATCATTCCTGAAAAATGGATGTAGAATAGCAACTATACGCTCTAAGGTATTGATGTATATGAAGTATGATATTTTAGAGGGCGTCAGATTTGTTGGCGACCTCAGTCTGCAAGACGCTTGCGTGCTGGTCGAGTATGGCCGCAAGTCCAAAAACATCCTCGAATTTGGTGCTGGCGGCAGCACGCAAATATTCGCGCAGTGCATGCCGACACGGCTGGTCACTGTCGAGACAAATCCGCGTTGGATTGATCGAACCATGTCTCGCGTTGCCATGCTCGACAAAAAGACAGAACCTGCATTCGTCCCGTTTGACTATTACCCGACGAACTTTGCCGCTGATCTGATCTTCGTGGACGGAGCTTCAGAATTACGGGGCAAATTCTGTCTGAACACATGGGAGCAGTTGAAGGTTGGCGGCGTCATGATTTTCCATGACACGCGCCGCCCTGAATATTTTCAGCATGTGTTGAACCTATCGCATAAGTTTTTTAATGAGATAGGACGCATCGACGTAAACGCGAACCAAAGCAACATGACCGTTGTTCACAAGGGCCCGCGTCTTAGCTATGTCGATTGGAACCAGACCGAAAGCAAGCCGGCTTGGGCTTACGGAAACGCAGAACATCCAGAGAAAGATACGTTGTGGCAAATAAACGATTGAAAATATGTGTCTACGCCATCAGCAAGAATGAAGAAAAGTTTGTCGAGAGGTTCTGCGATTCTGCAAAAGATGCAGACCTGATCATGATTGCTGACACAGGAAGCACGGACGGCACTGTCGAAACAGCCGTTCGCTGTGGCGCAATTGTTCATGGCATCTGCATCACGCCATGGCGCTTTGATCTGGCACGCAATGCGGCTCTCGCGTTGATCCCACGCGACATTGACGTATGCATCAGCCTCGACATCGACGAGCTGCTACAACCCGGCTGGCGTGACGAGATCGAGCGCGTCTGGAAAGACGACACCACCCGCCTCCGTTATATGTTCGACTGGGGCTGTGGCATCCAATTCAAGTACGAGAAGATCCACGCACGGCATGGCTACTTGTGGCATCACCCGTGCCATGAATATCCGATCCCTGACGGGCGGATTACAGAGGTCTGGGCTGACACGGATATGCTTTTGGCTGTCCACAAACCCGACCCCACGAAGTCACGCGGGCAGTACCTGGACCTGCTGGAGCTGTCGGTCAAAGAGGATCCGCTCTGTCCGCGCAACGCCTTCTACTACGCCCGCGAATTGAGCTTCCATCAGAAGTACGACGAATCCATTGCCGCTCTAAAGCGTTACCTTGCCATGCCAACGGCCACCTGGATGAACGAGCGGTGCTACGCGATGCGGACCATGGGCCGCTGCTATGTCGAGTTGGGCGATGTATGGGAAGCCGAGCGATGGTTCATGCAAGCCGCCGTCGAAGCGCCCAATACCCGTGAGCCGTGGTGCGAACTGGCTCTCCTGCTGCACGGCCAGAAACGCTGGCCGGAGTGCTACGCAGCCGCCATGCGAGCTTTGGCTATCAAGGACAGGCTCCAGGTTTACACCTGCGACCCCACCGTTTGGGGGCACTGGGCGCACGATCTCGCCAGCATCTCGGCTTGGCACATGGGGCTGAAGGACGTCGCCGTCGAGCAGGCAGAGCTTGCCCTAAAGGCAACGCCGGACGACCCTCGTCTGGCCGCCAACTTGATCTGGTGCCGCAGCAGTGTGGCGCAGGATCACGCTGACAAGCCGGTGCCGAACATCGTCCACTTCATGTACTTCCAGGGCGAGAAGTCACGCCCCTTTAGCTACATCAATTGGTTGGCGGTGAAGACCGCCAGCGAGGTGCAGAAGCCTGATGTGATCTTCATGTATTACAATCAGGAACCGGAGAATAACCCATACTGGGAGCGGATGAAGCCCCTGGTGAAGCTCGTGCAGATGGAAGCGCCAACCGAGTACCGTGGCATCTCCCTGCGCGACTATCCCCAATACTGGGCGGATGTCGTTCGCCTACAGAAGATATACGCACACGGCGGCATCTACCTCGACACAGACGCCCTGCTCCTCAAGCCCCTGCACGAGTTCATGGGCGAGGAATGCACCCTGGGCGGCCTGATTGAGGACATGACAACCCTCGAAAAGACCGAGAAAGAGTTCATCACAAACGGAATCCTGATCGCCAAGCCGAAGGCTCGCTTCATCGGTGCGTGGCTAGACGAGCTTGACGAGGGCCTCAAGAACCCGACCTGGGCGTGGCACGCCGTCAACCTGCCGCTGCTGATCTATAAGCGCAATCCGAACGTCGCCAAGGTGCTGGATCATCAGAAATTCCTACCCTTCCTGTTTGAGGATTACGCCGTTCTTGACGCCGCACGGGGTGAGGAACAGTACGAAAAACACAAG